CTTTGTTTATTGCTTGGGAAGATTTAAGTAACACACAAACTTGGGACGATTTTACTACCGAGACTTGGGATGGTTACGGCATACAAGGCATAGACACAATTGACCCAGGTCGTTATGAAGTATTAGCTAGAACAGCTGAAATAGAACAAGCCTTTAACCTTACAGATGAAACCCAACAATCAGGCTTAGGGTACTTGTATGACACCACAGATTTTGAAATAGGTTACGCAGACGCAGAACGACGAATAACTAACTATTCAGATAACCTTATAGAACTTGACGCTAACCTGGCTAATGCTGATATACAAACTCGACTACAAACAGCTGACATTGTGAACAGCGTTGTTATCCAATATGACGACCCAGTACTTGAAGAAGCAGCCCAAAACGATACGTCAATAAATGATTATGGTTTGCTACAAGAAATTAGAAGAACAATACTAGCTCAGCAATTAGATGCCCAAGAGCAAGCCGTAAACTTTGTTAATTTTCGTGGAACACCTAGAACCTCATTAGAAGAAGTATCAGTAAACTTAGCCAATGATGCTATGACCAATACTGTGCGTGATGACTTACTAGCTGTATCTATGGACACTTTGCTGTATGTGGACAATATCCCAGTAGGGCTTATATCCTCAGGGTTTTTTGAGGGCTTTGTTGAAGGTTGGTCTTGGTCACTTGAAAGACGAAACCTTGAACTTACTATGTCTGTATCTAACTCAATCTATAGTACACTGAATATTCAGTGGGAAGATTATCCAAATTTGACCCAGTGGCAAAATCTTGACAATACAACTACGTGGCTTGACGTTATTTAAGAAAAGGATAAACTAGAACAATGGCAACTACGACCCCTAATTTTGGCTGGACTGTACCTACTTCAACTGACCTTGTTAAAGACGGCGCAACAGCAATCGAGACTCTTGGCGATGCAATTGATGCGTCTTTAAGTAGTTTAAATACTGGTGTAGCCGGTGCTTGGATTTCTTTTACACCTACATTTACTAATTTTACTATTGGTAATGGAACTGTTACTGCTGCTTACAAACAATATGGCAAATTGGTTGTTGTAAGGGGTTCTGTAATTTTGGGTTCAACTTCTTCAATGGGAACTGCAATGTTAATAAGTCACCCTATTACTGGTAAAACTGGAATGGACGCACTTACAATTCTTGGTTCTGGAATGTCTATTGATTTTGGAACGCAAACCTATCAAACACTAATGAACTACAATTCAACAACTGCAATTAAAATGTTTATATCAAATGTTGGTGGTACATATCCAACTTATGTAAATCTATCAGCAACTGTTCCTATGACTTGGACTACAAATGATGAATTTATGTGGTATTATTCTTATGAGGCTGCATAATGTTTAAAATAATTTGTAAAGAAACAGAATGTGCAAATAAAGATTTACCATATTATATGCCACAAATTGAAGATAAAATTATGTGTGGTGGTTGCAAAAAAGAATTAACAGCAAAACAAATGACAGACACAGAATACAACAAAGTATTTGATTATGACCCATTTGCTGAAATACCGATGAACAATGACATTTAACCACAAACAACTATCACTAGCTGCAATTGCTTTCCTAGCAGCTTGGCAAGCAACAGACTTCGCCCTTGATTACAGAACTGTATTAGGTGCTGTTGTAGCTGCTTTAATGGGAGCTATGAACCCTAATGCCAAAACCAAGATTAAGTAAAGCAGCTGAGCAATTACGCTCTGAAATAAACGCCAAGTATCCTAAGCGAGATAAACGCTCAGACGGCTGGATAGGCGACACAGCACACAACGCACGTAAGTCAGACCACAACCCAGATAAACAGGGTTGGGTACGTGCCATAGATATTGACTCAGACCTTGTTAAAAGCTCATCTAAAGAATCTTGGTTATTAGCCGAAAATATAAAGATGATAGCACTCAAGGGCGACAAAAGACTTAGTTACATTATTCACCAGCATCGTATAGCCTCACCACGACAGAACTGGGCTTGGCGTGTCTATAAAGGGTCTAACCCTCACGTATCGCATTTGCATATATCCTTTACTAAGGCAGGCGACCTTAACGGAAAGGCATTTGGAATATGAGCAAACCTAAAGCAAAAAAGCAAACAATAGAACTACCTGATGTTATGGCTAGTGAACTTGTAAGAATTGTTAATACAGCTCACGAAGACGGAAAACTGATAGTTGGTTTCGTTGCTTGCTTAGAACTGTTTGATGGCAAAAAGAAAACTATAAAGATTGTTGCAAATCAAGATATGCCACAACATTCAGTATTTGGCATTATTAACTATGCAGCCGAAAAATATCAATTTACAATGTCACCTGATGAAGATGAAGACGACGATTTTTATGACCCTAATTGGTACGACGGACAATGATAAATGAACTTATTGGCATCATTGGTTTACTTGTTACCATTCTTGTTTTAACTATTAAAGCAACAGCAGAAATAACTAAAATGAAATCTCAATTGTTTCCTAATGGTGGAAGTTCTTTAGCAGATAAAGTGACACGCCTACAGTTAGATGTTGTTAAAATTCGTAGTACTATAGATAGTATTAACTCACAGTTAGGTAAGAAACCTACACGAAAGAGGTAACTATAAAACGTTACGTCGTAATTTCAGATTTACAATACCCTTTTATTAAGAAATCTTACGTTGAAAGTCTTTTAGATTACATAGCCTACGTCAAACCAGATAAATTGTTATGTGTTGGCGATGAGCTTGATTGTCAAACAATATCAACTTATGCACGTGGAACAGCCCTAGAGTTTGAAGGTTCGTTACAAAGGAATATAATAGGTTTGAAGGGCTTGCTCAAAGAATTCCGTAGTGCGATTGGACGCAGTAAGCCTTTCCAAATTCAGCGAAGCAATCACACAATACGAATTGAAAAGTACATAAGTCGTCACGCACCAGCGTTTAGTGTTATTGACGCTATCAAGATAGAAAACTTACTTGGTTACAACGATAAAGATATTAAAGTTACATACAACAGATTATTAACAGAAGTTGCTAAAGGCGTAATTATGGGTCACGGCGACGAAGGCAGACTTTACAATCACGCAGGACAAACAGCTCTTGGACTCGCTACAAGAACAGGTAAGAATGTTGTTTGTGGTCACACACACAGACAGGGCATTAGCTCTGCAAGTCACGGCTTTGCTGGGAATCTTTCAACACTTTGGGGTATGGAAGTTGGGCACTTGTGCGACCTTAATAGTTTTGGTATGCGTTATATGAAAGAGGGGCACGCTAACTGGCAGGCAGGTTTTGGAATCTTGTACGAGCAAGACGGCATAGTTAAACCTGAGCTAGTGCCTTTTAATAAAGACGGCTCATTTATAGCAGAAGGCGAACTTTGGCGATAACGCCGTTATCAAATTGTTATAATTCAATGCCGTGTTTTGACATAGGTAAGCCTTAACCTTTTTTTAACGAAAGGGGCATTGTGGATAAACAGTTTTATCCAATCTCTATATTGCTACAACACGCATATCACGCTATGGATCATTACCACAGAACCAGGTGCATATTTGAACCTTTAGTATGTGCTGGCGATTGTGAAAACAAAATGCAACAACTGCAAGAATTTTACGGACTATTTATAGGAGTTAATTAAATGGATTATCTAAAGAATTATATAGAAGTTAAAGATCGTATACAAATGTTTTACGACAAATTCCCAGAAGGCACTTTGCACTTTCAATACAAGGGTGTACTTGAATTTAACGGCGAAACCTTCATTTATGGTGAAGCCTTTGCTTACCCTGAACGCGACAAAATGGCTTACGCAAGTGGCTGGGCTTGGGAACGTGTACCAGCTAGAGGCTTTGCAAAAGGGGCTGAAATGATGACCTTAGAAACCTCAGCTTGGGGTCGTGCTATTGCAGCTCTTGGAATTGCTGTTACAAAAGGTATTGCTTCAAGAGAGGAAGTACAACGTAACGTGAACCCAGAAAATGACCCTTGGCAAACCCCACCAGATAGCCCTAAAAAGCCCATAAAGGGCAAAATTAGCCCTGAAACCCCTGCGCCTATATCAGGACAAGGACAAGGCTTAGAAATGGGCTATTTTGGGTCTTATAGAGTTGCTACAGAAAAGCAAATAAACTTCTTGCATAGTCTCTGTAAACGTATCTATACTGACTGGGACAAAGAGAAACTA